GCGCCTCCAGCCAAAACAAAGACCAACTCCTTCATCAGTCGAGCCCAACAGTATGAACCTCACAGAACACTTCACCCTCGAAGAACTAACCCATACCGACCACCGTGAGTTTGATAACACACCCAATGCAGATGAAAAAGCAAACTTGGTACGTGTGGCTGGATTGCTTGAGCAGGTCAAGGCCACCCTCGGAGGTAAGCCCATCATGGTCAACTCTGCGTTTCGCAGCAAGCAAGTCAATGATGCGGTAGGCTCAAAAGATACCAGCCAGCATCGCTTGGGCTGCGCTGCAGACATCCGCGTTCCCGGAATGACCCCCGATGAGGTGGTTCGTGCCATCATTTCTGCCAACCTTCCCTATGACCAGATCATCCGTGAGTTTGATGCTTGGACGCACATCAGCGTAGTGAATGACATTGGGCACTTCCCCCGTCGGCAAGCCCTTATTATTGACAAAGCAGGCACACGCGCGTTTGCGTAAGAATCATGCCGTTAATCAAGTTCCAGTTTAAACCCGGTATAAACCAAGAGGTAACCTCTCTTGCGGGTAAGGGTGGCTGGTATTCTGGAAACAATATACGTTTCCGTTCTGGATATCCTGAAAAGCTGGGTGGCTGGACACTTGATTCGGGTACGGTTGCTGCTGCGTACAAACCCGCTTCGGGCAATTACTGGGGCATTGCAAAATCGCTGTTCACATGGGCGTCCATATCCGGGTATTCTTACTTGGGGATTGGAACAACGCTAAAGTATTACATTCAAAACGGCAGCGGTGGTTATTTTTATGACGTAACTCCAATCCGGAAAACAACTGCCGCTGGCGCTGTCACCTTTGCAGCAACTAATGGCTCCAATATTATTACGGTTACAAACACCTACAGTGGTGTGACCATCGGGGACTTTGTTACCTTTAGTGGCGCTGCGAGCTTGGGTGGAAATATTACCGCCGCCATCCTAAATGCAGAGTTCCAAGTGGTTTCCGTACCTACAACAAGTACATTTACTATAAAAGCATCGGTAAACGCCAACGCTTCGGATACGGGTAACGGAGGCGGGTCAACGGTTGCTCAATACCAAGTTGCAACCGGTGGAAATACAGCCTCTATTGGTACGGGCTGGGGTGCTGGTGGGTGGGGCGGATACAATCCCGGAGTTACTGCTGCTATTTTTGTTGGTTCCATAAGTACAACCACGCTCACAGTCACATCAGTAATCAGCGGAACCATCGTTGTCGGCCAAGTACTAACTGGCACGGGTGTTACTGCAAACACAGTCATTACTGCGCTTGGAACCGGAAATGGTGGAACCGGAACATATACGGTATCCATATCACAGACCGTTGCGTCAACCACAATTACAACCACACCACAAACTGGATGGGGGCAATCCAGTAGCGCGGGTTTGGCCTATGCGTATCAGCTTCGTTTGTGGAGCCAATCAAACTACGGTCAAAACTTAGTATTTAATGCTCGCGGTGGCCCTATTTATTACTGGGTTGTGGACACTAACGCCGTAACCTATAACCGCGCACAGCAGATAGGCCCGACTAACACCAACACTCAAAACGGTATTCAGTATTGGTACACAGATGCAGGTACTGAAGCCTGCCCGACCATTGCAAACTTTGTTCTTGTTTCGGACTCATCTCGTTTTGTAATTGCCTACGGCACGGATAACCAAGGTGACGGCCAGCAAGACCCCATGCTTATTTCTTGGTCTGACCAAGAGAATATTACCGTTTGGAATCCACAACCCACCAATCAAGCGGGTAACTTCCGGCTCAGTAACGGAACGGGTATTAAAACTGCGCTTCAAACCCGCCAAGAGATATTTATTCTCACGGATACAGCTCTGTATGTACAACAGTACATCGGCCCTCCTTATGTATGGGGTTTCCAAATCATATCGGCGGCAACATCACTCATCAGTCCTAACGCGGCGGTTGCGGCAAATAATACTGTTTTCTGGATGGGTCTGGATAAGTTTTATTTCTACAACGGAACAATGCAGACACTGCCAAGCGCAATGCGTAAATACGTGTATGAGAACATTAACCTATCCCAAGCATCGCAATGCTTTGCTGGTGTAAACGAAGGTTTTAGCGAAATCTGGTGGTTCTATTGCTCTGCAGCTTCGCAGACCATTGATAGCTACGTCATCTTTAATTACCTTGACCAGTCTTGGGCCTACGGCAATACCAACGGACTTTCCGCCCAGAACTCTGCGGGTTATGTTGCCGCGCGTACAGCTTGGTCTGGAGGTCATCTGCGTGGATATCCATTGTCCGCTGGCTACACCGCAGACGGGCAAAACAACGGCCTGCTTATTTACCAAGAGAACGGCGTTGATGATGGTACAACGGTGTACCCCAACTATGTGGCTGGCGGTGGCCCCGGAGTTCCAACGGCCATTGATGCCTACATTCAGTCCGCAGATGTGGACATTCAAGACGGTGACCGCTACGGCTTTGCTTGGCGCATGGTTCCGGATATCACGTTCAATAGCTCAACTGCAAGTAACCCATCGGTTACCATGACCCTGTGGCCGCGCCAGAACCCCGGCTCCGCTTATACGGTAAACGTAACACAGCCAACTGTAACTAGCTCGCAAGCCTATACCAATACCATTCCGTACTACGGAACACAGCAGTTTACACAGCAGGTCAATATCCGGGTGCGTGGAAGAGAGATGGCCTTCCGGGTTTCCTCCAATACACTCGGTGTGGCTTGGCAGCTTGGTGTTCCCCGTGTGGATGTTCGACCTGATGGGCGCAGAGCATGACAAATACCGTAACGGCATCAACAAAAACAGCGGGCTTGGCTGTGCCAAGACTTCCGCAGTTTTCGGAAGAATACAACGCTCAAACCCAAGAGATGTATTCCAACGTTCTGCGCCTTTACTTTAACCAAATAAATAATACGGTTAATCAATTAAGTGCAACCACGCTATCAGCGAGCCAAGCAAATCAAAATAATACCAATCCGCAGAACCCATACATATATAAGGTTGGGGACTTACCTAGTGCGGCAATTTCCGGGGTTGGTGTTAGGTCTTTTGTTTCCGATGCTACGGCAACCACATTTGCCTCCATAGTTTCGGGCGGCGGCACAAACCCCGTGCCAATTTACTCCGACGGAACTAATTGGAGAATTGGCTGACCCATGATAAACTCAATCAACCATTTACACGCGAGGAAGCCATGAGTTTAGCCCTAGCAGCACAACATTTGGCGTCCACCGGGCGCAATAACGACACCGAACTCGTTCACATGTCCAAGCCAGAAGTGGCTGGACTGCAGGCGCTTGCGCAACAACATGGCAAACAATTGACCCGCAACCCAACTACTGGATTACTTGAGGCGGGTGTTTTGGACTCCATCCTTCCCACCATTGCTGGCGCTGGCTTGTCGATGTTCTTCCCTGAACTTTCCCCCTTGATGAGCGCTGGTATTGTTGGCGGTGGAACTACGTTACTGTCTGGCGGTAACCTGCAAAAAGGTTTGATGGCTGGTCTGGGTGCGTATGGTGGTGCTGGCTTGGCAAGCGGCCTGATGGAGAGCGGTGCCAATACTTTGGCTGGCCCTGCGGCTCTGCAAGAAGCCGCCGCACAGAATGCAATTTCCGCAGCACCAACTCCAGTTGCGTTGGACTCTGGAACTACCGCAGCAATGAAGGGTGGTTTTGCTGATGTGACAAACCCAACGTTTACACCATCCCCGGTAATGGATCGAGTACAGGCAGCGCAAGCAACTGCCGCCGCATATACGCCTCCACCTACAACTCAAGCTATTGCGACAAATAATGCTTTAGCACAAGCGGCAACTGCCCCAACACAGGCGGCACAACAGGTTACCGAAGCAGCTATGCGAACCCCCTATGAGCAAGCCGCTCAAGATTATGCTGCTCGTTACCGTGCTGGTTTAACAGAAACCCCCGGTGCATCTTTAATGCAGGGCTTTAGGAACTTAGGGCAATCTAACGGTCTTGCAGACCTAACAAGCCGTTTGGGCGGCAATATGGGCGCTTTGAAGTATTTGGGCGCTGCTGCTGCACCGGCATTGATGGAGATATCTTCTCAACCTGTTGGTCACACGGCTGCATCTGATTACTTAAACACCGTCCGCCCATATAGCTTTACGCAGTACCACAACCCTAACGCGCCAATTAATTCGAGGACTCCATACTTTACGCAAACCATGACGGCGTTGCCAAGCTATGTTGCTCCATATGCTGGCGGTGGTTTGGCTCATGGCCCTGCTCGCGGTGAAAGCCTGCGCGGAACTATGGGTGCACTGCATGGAACTGAGCGTTTGATGACCTACGCCGCAGGCGGAATGTCTAATCTTGGAAGCTACTCCGATGGCGGTCAATTGCTCCGTGGCCCCGGTGACGGTGTTTCCGATGACATCCCTGCGCAGATCGGCCAGCACCAACCCGCCCGTCTGGCGGAAGGCGAATTTGTTGTGCCAGCCCGTATTGTTTCTGAGCTAGGCAACGGATCAACCAACGCTGGCGCAAAGCGCCTGTATGACATGATGAACCGTATTCAAGCCGGGCGAGCAAAGACAATGGGTGGCAAGAGCGCTTACGCCAAAGACACCAACGCAGAACAACACTTACCGGCATGAAGATTCAATCCGTTCCAGTAGATATGGTGCAGCAGGCGTGGCCTGCGGTAGCTGGCTATCTGGAAGACGCAAATCTTTTTGGTGGTGGTGATTACACGCTAGACCAAATTCGTATGTTGGTGAGCAATGGTTCTTGGTTGTTGCTAGTTGCTATAAGCGATGAAGAAAAATTGTGCGGTGCAGCAACCGTATCTTTTAACAACATGCCAAATGACCGTGTAGCGTTTATTACCTTCATTGGCGGTAAGTTAATATCAAACAAAGATACATTTAAACAACTATCTGAGTTGTTGCGGGCATACGGTGCAACTAAAATTCAGGGCGCTGCACGGGAATCTGTTGCGCGTTTATGGCAACGGTACGGATTTGAAGAACGCCACGTTATCGTGGAAAAACGAATTTAGGAGCTTATTATGAGCGGCGGCGGATCTAACCCTACATCACAAACACAAACAACTAGCATTCTTGCGCCTTATGCTGCGCCTTACGCGCAGAATCTTTTGGGGCAAGTTGGTGCGTTGACCGACATTAACAAAAATCCGTACCAGCCTTTTGGTGGTGAGCAAGTTGCTGGGTTCTCCGATCTACAGAACCAATCCTTTAACGCATCCAGAAACATGAGCACAGCACCTCAATTGGGTGCAGCTAGTAACATGGCTCAAAACGCAGGACAAGGTGCTCTTGGATTTGGAGGTATGGGCGCTCAGGCTGGCATGAGTTACGGCATGAATGCAACCAATCCAAGCGCGGTTCAGTCGTACATGAACCCATATTTGCAAGCCTCTTTGGCTCCGCAGATGCAAATGCTTAACGAGCAGCAAGGCATGCAGCAGCAGGCAAATCAAGGCCAAGCCGTACAAGCCGGTGCCTTTGGCGGTTCCCGAATGGGCGTTCAAAACGCACAGCAGAACCAAGCCAACCAATTGGCAATGAGCAACTTGGTTGGTCAGGGATACAACCAAGCCTTCAACACTGCTAATCAGAACATGCAGCAAGCAGCGGCCTTGGGTATGCAGGGAGCAAATGTTGGTCTTGCTGGTGTAAACGCAGCAAATAGCGCGGCATCAAACTTGGCAAACATTGGGCAAACGCAGTATGGCCAGCAGATGGGCATCATCAACCAACAGAATCAGTTGGGCGCTCAACAACAGCAGTACCAGCAGAATCTGGATACGGCTGCGTATCAAAACTTCCAGAACCAGAAGCAGTACCCATACCAGCAGCTTGGCTTCATGTCCAACATCTTGCAGGGTCTGCCAATCAGCGGAAGTCAGCAGAGCGTTTACTCCACACCTAGCCCGGTTTCTATTGCGGCAGGTCTGGGTACCGCTGCTGTTGGTGCAGGTGCTTTAAAGGCTAAGGGCGGTGAAATCAAGTACGCCAAGGGCGGACTGGTAGCTCTGTCTATTCACAAAATGGGTGCTTAAATGATTGCTCCAAATCCACAAGGTCAACCGGCGACCATGTCGCCCGCACAGGCCAATCAGCTTACAAGCTATCTGTATGGTTTAAAAACCCCGGAGGCTGTTCAGGCCTACGCCGCACAGCACCAGAACGACATTAACGTTGTAGGGATTGCCTCGGGCGTTGCTAACGCCATGAAGCGGGCTCAACAGCAACAGCAACCACAACAAGTTCAACCCAGTGTGACTCAGCAAGCTATTGCACAAATGGCCCCAAGAGCACAAATGCCGCAACAAATGCCACAACAGGCACCCCAAATGGCCCCACAGGGTCAACCGATGCAGCAACCGCCACAAGCGCAATTGCCGGAAAACACTGGTATTGGGCAACTGCCTGTCCCTAGCATGCAAAGCATGGCCGGTGGAGGCATTACCGGCGAACCGGTGCATATGGAGAATGGTGTCCGCAGGTTTGATCCGGGCGGTAGCGTCAGTAGCCTTGATCAGATTCAACAGCAAAGCATCGCGCAATTCCAGCCTACGGTGCAGCAGTTTCAAGATGCAAATAATCAATGGATTGCAGCGTTGCAGTCTGGAGATCCACAATCTGCTAACCAGTATTTCCAGCAAAAGGAAGCCTTGCGTAATCAAATGATGCAGCAAGCAGATTCTCGTTTTGGCAATGCTGCGCCCAGCATTCTGCAAAAGCTAATGACGCCTGCAATTACCAATGTTGCAGGGCAGGCTCCAGCCCCTGTCGCACCTAGTCCCGCGCCTGCAAATACTGCACCTGTGGCACCAGAAATGTTTGGTGGCGAAGGACGAGTTCGCAAGGATATTCCGTATCCGGGAGCCGTACCAAAGAATTTGTTGCCTACTGCAGATACAGGTTTAAAGCTATTGGCTAATGCTCCAGCAGCTAAAAACCTAAATCCAGCCCTAGCAACCAAGCCAATGGAGACCCATGACTTTGACTTCTACAAAAAGAAGATGCTTGAGGCAAGCACTGACCCAGTAGAAACTCAGTACAACGACATTCAGGCAAACGTTCGCAATCTACAAGAAGCAGCCAAGGCTGCTGGTTATGACTTTGAGAACAGCAAGGCGTTTGCGCAATTGCAGAAACTGGATGACAAGTCATCGGAGTTGCTTGACCGCAAACAGAACCTAGCCATCATCCAAGCTGGTCTCGGAATGATTCGTTCTGGCAATCCCTTTGAAGCCATCGCCGCTGGTGCTGGTCAAGGGCTCAAGTCCTATGGGGAGGCCTTGGATCAATCGCAGGCTACCCAGCAAAAGCTGGCAGAGTACCGCATTGCTTTGGAGCAATCCAAGAACGCAATGGCTGCTGGCTTGTTTGGCAAGGCTGCAGATTATCAACTCAAGGGCGCGGAATTGCATCACGATGCAATCAAGAACTCCAACACCTTGGCTGCTGGCATGTCAGAAGCCGATGCCCGAAACGCAAATGCAATAGCAATCAACAACGCAAATATTGCCAAGGACTACGGCATTGCTAACTTACACAACACGTTGATGACCAACGTTTACAGTGGAAAGTTTGGCATGGGTCAAAACAAATTGACGGAAGCTGCGGAAGCCAAAGCTCAAGAATTGGCGACCAAGGATATGGCTGATTGGACGAAGAACAATATTGCAACACCGTTTGCCACACCAGAAGCACGAGAACAAGCTCGCGCTGCTGCCTTCGCTACTGCTTTGCAAACTCGCAGAGCCGGTTTTGCTGCGTTAGCAGGGACTCAACCCGCAGCACCTGTCGCCGCCGGAAAAGTGATAGATTACACTTCAATACGTTAACAACAGCTTAACTGGGATTTAAACATGGCGTATTCAATAAGAATGCCTGATGGCACTGTGGTTGCCAACATTCCCGACGAAGTTACTCCCGAGCAGGCCAAAGCAAAAATACAGCAAATGAATGCTCCCGCCCCAACGGGCGGTGTAATAGGTGAGTTGGGAGCCAGCACCCTTGGTGCTTTGTCCGGTATGCGTACCGGTCTTGGTGCTATTTTTGGCAATGCCAATGAGGCAGCAAAAGCGGGCGAAGAACGCCGCCAAGAGATTGCCAAGCAGTTCACTACTGAAGACAGCTTAGAGAAGATCAAAGCCGCCTACAACGCACCCGGCGGAGGGTTGCTGTCTGCCGCTAAAACCGCTGTTGGAGAGATTCCCACGGCATTGGCTGGTGCGGTTCCTATCATGGCTGAATACGGCTTACCGCGCATTGCTGGCGGTATTGCTGGCGCTGCCTTGGCTGGCCCCGCTGGTGCCGCCATTGGTCAACAAATCGGCGGTGGATTGGGTCTGGGATTGGGTTATCTTTCTCATATTGGCTCTAACGTAGAAGAGCAAGCAGCAGAGCAGAAGAAACAAGGCAAGCCAGTCGATGTCAGCACAGCGCGGGCAGCGGCTTTTGCCGTTCCCGAGACCGCATTGGATGTGGCACACCTGATTCCCACGGGCGCTAAGGCTATGACCACGGTCTTTGGCCCAGAGGTTGCCGCTTTGCTGGGTCAGGGCGAGAAGTCCGCAGCAGAAAAATTGGCCGCATCCAAGGTGCAACAACTCGCTCAAGAAAGACTTGATCAACAAGGATTTTGGGCAACCATTGGCAAAGGAACCGTTGAGGGTGCAAAAGTTGGTGTGCCCTTGATGGTTGCACAAACTGCTCTAAGCCGCGCTCAGGCGGGCCAAGATCTCCTGAGTGATGAGGCAATGGCTCAATATGGAAGCGCGGCTACAAGCGGCTTCCTTGGTGCTCCTCTTGGTATCTTGGGTGCTCGTGGCGAGCAAGCCGAGGCTGTGGCCGCTGTCGAAGGACGTAAGCGTGAAGCACAACAAGCCGCTGCAAAGCTGCAGCGCGAAGCAGAAGCGCATGAAGCCGAGAAACTTGAGGCATTTAAACAAAGCCCGGAATACGAACAGCAAGTTATTGATAAATATCTGGGACTTGAGCGCCAGCGCAAGGAGCTAGAGGCTCAGAAGATCCCCGTTAGCGCAGAGACCCCTGCGGCTGACAACTTGGCGAACAGCGCTATTCAAAAGCAAATTGATGCACTCAAGCCACAGATCAATGAGGCTGCGACTGAGTACACCCGCCTCAAGGGTTTGCGTGAAGAAGCCGAAAAGAAGCTTGGCACCGTAAGCGACCAAGTCGGCCCGATCACCCGAGATGAACTGCAGACCAAGGCTCCAGACCTTTTGGAGGAGCTTGAGCAAAAGACCGCAGACTTGGATCGTGACCCGACCAACTCCTACACTTTGCAGGACATCCACGAGCTTGCGGAGAAGCCCGAGTCTCATGCGGGACTGCATGACATCATTGCAGAACGCACGGGCTTTGATGGTCAGCCCATTGAGGCTGCAGACCTACTGGCATCAGCGCATGATAAAAAGATTGACCCCAGCAGCGAAGCCTTTAAAGATTTCCTAGCAAAAACAACGGGTACTAATGATTTAAACAACATGTCTCAGCCGCAGCTTCATGCTGCGTTTAAGGCATTGTCAGAACTGCCAGATGCCGTAAAGCCCGTCACTCCTGTTGTCGAAAAGCAAGGCATCACTCCAGAAGAGCTTCATGCAAAGCTTGCTCCGTTCCTGAAGAAGTTTGGTCTGGGTGATATTGACTTGCAGATTGTGAAAGGTCTGCAGGAAGAGGGCAACTATGGCTCCAAGGTTATCCAGATTGCGCTCGATGCCAACAAACCTATTGGTGTTCTGCGCCATGAAGTTATCCACGGCCTGAAGGCTTTGGGCTTCTTCACGGATCAGCAGTGGAAGCTTTTGGAACACCAAGCGGAGACTAAGTGGATTGATCAGTTCCTGAAACAGCGCAACGTGGATGGATTGCCTCTCAAAGACGGTGAGCAATCGCGCTATGACGCCTACGTCGAAGATTACAAAGGCGATATGGCTAAGGTGCGTGAAGAGGCTATCGCTGATGCATTCCGCCACTTTGATGTAAACGGTGCACCTAGCGGGGTCTTTGGTGCCATGCTCAATGGCATGCGCAACTTCTTTGCCCGCATCAAAAATGCATTCAACGGTGCAGGGTTCCAAACCTCAGAGGATTTATTCCGGAAGATTGAGGCTGGCAAGTTGGTTCCTGAAGGACAAGAAGCCGCCGGGCAAATGCGCAAGAGCATGCGCACTTTAACCGATGAGGTTCCTCTGTCAACCCGCAGGATCATGGAGTCCAATAAAACATTTGCACAAAATGACCTTGGTCTTAATATTAAAAAGAAAAAAGGTGCAGCAGGCGAAAACACTGTACGCGAAGTTGCCAAGGCTTTAAACGACAAAACGCTGCGTGAGTTTGAGGCTATTGATCCTAAAGATAGGAGCCAAGAGGCCTCTGACAAATTGGCTAATGCGATGGCTGATGAGGTTGCTTACCAGCTTGGCACTACCAGCGCTACAGGCACGGGCACTGGTTGGTATTCCAGCAACTACCCCAAAGCTTTGCAACGTCTTGCAAATAGATTCCCTGAGCTCATGGAAAACAAACATGCCCGCTCAGTGTTTTCTGCGTTGGTTGCCATTACCTCCAACGGTGAGCGCGTAGACAAGAACATCAAAAACGCAATTGAGTTGTATGCCAAGTTGCGTGATGGGAAGCCATTGGTGGCAATGGGTGTACGCAGGGCTACCGCTCTTCACAATAATTTGTTTGCGTTGCAAAACCTACTCGCAGTTCACAAAGAGAATTTCCAAAAAGAAATGACGCGAGAGATCACAGTACGTGATTTAAATGCATATCTGCGCAGCAAGGGTGAGAAGCCAGATAACAGCTATACAGCGGACACAAAAATTCCGGCAGCGGCAATTTATTTTGGGCCAAAACTTGGCGCATTCTTTTCCAACCTTTCTGGTTCAGAGGGATACTTGACGATGGACTTGTGGTGGTCACGTACCATCAACCGGATGCGTGGTCAACTAATGACCAACGCAACAGAATCTTCTATCTCCAGATTCCGCGAGATGATGGATAAACCGGACGCCTCAAGAGATGAAGTTGTTGCCGCAACCATTCCTTTCCGCGACAAGTACAAGGAATACGGCTACAAAACCGAGTTGGAGCATCTTGCAAAATCCAAAGAGCCAAACACCAAAGCAGGTAAAGATGCTTGGTTCAAAAAAGCCAAAGCCGCCGCTGGGGATGCTTACCCTCAGTTGGAGTACGAACACCAGATGGAGAAGATGGCAAACACCATCTACAAGAATGAATACGAAATGTTGCAAGAGGCACCATTTGGTGCCGGTGATCGCAAATTTATGTACGAGGCAGCGCGGAAAGCGCAGAATATCCTTTCTGACAAAGGGGTTAATTTAAGTCTTGCAGATATTCAGGCCGCGCTTTGGTACTATGAAAAACGTCTCTATGCAAAACTTACTGGGAGAGAAGCCGATGACATTGGATACGAAGAAGCAATCATTGCTCAATCAAAGGATGGTAATGGACGAGCGAGACCCTCTGTGGTCTTCAATAGACAACCTGACCGTGGGAATGAACCCACAGGAGAGGTACAACGAACTGAGCAAAATGGTCAAGCACCTGACCAAGGGGCAAGAGCAAGCCTCAGAACAGCCATACGATCCTATCGAGAGCGCAATGAAGCAGCACCCGACTCTCACACGAGAGAAGGCTTTGGAGATGGCGCAGGCGTTCGGGTTCTAGGTCGAGAGACCGTTGCGGCATACAAGCCAACAGAAGATTTCAAAAATACGGTTGGGGAATTTGGCCACCGATCCCCAACGTTTTATGAAATGCAGCCACAGGATGCGGACGTATTCCAAGCTGCCATAGCCAAATCAAAAGAAGATAGCCCATACGGCGCTGCCGTATACGTGTACCCTGAAGAAGCATACGCAGACATGCGTAAGTTTATGACTCAGGACGGTAAGGCGGGTTTTGCATTAAAAGGCAATGACATTGTTTCTGTGTTCTCTTCACCGGAGCACAAGGGTGCTGCCTCATCCATGCTTCAACTTGCAGTGCAAGAAGGTGGCCGCAAGCTGGACGCTTTTGATACGGTGCTGCCAAATATCTACTACCAAAATGGATTTAAAGTAGTGGGACGGATGAAGTGGAATGAGGACTACATCCCGGATGGATGGAACAAGCAAACGTTTAAAGAGTTCAACAAGGGTGAGCCCGATGTTGTTTACATGGCCTATGACCCCGAAGAGTCTCGTACTCCAGATGTCATATCACCCGATCAATACTACGATGACCCCGATGCTTTAGCGAAGGCGCAAGATGATGCTGTCACAAAATATGTTAACGAAGGAACAGGGTATGGAACTAAGAGCCAAGCTCAAGGAACTGGAAAACTCCAAACCCAAGCAGGGCAACTTCCACAGCAGGGAGGAGTACGAAGAAGCATACGGCTACTGGATGACGAGACAAGGGCAAAGTATCCAGATCTTGAGAAACCGGTTGAAGGGCTCCCAGCCACGGTAAAGGTTGACGGCAAAGACGTTACCTTTGGCCCTTACACGCCCGCACGGGAAGCTGCAATTTTTTACGGCCAAGAGTCCGGTATACCCTATCGTCAGCAGGAAAGCTATCACAAGCTAGACCCTGACTTTTCCAAAAAGCTTGCAGCCACATATCTGCAAATGGCGGATGATCCTCTGAACCCAGAGGTGGCAAGGGCTTACAAGGCTTGGGGCGATGAGACCATTGCACAGTACAAGGCCATGATGAAGACGGGCATCAAGATTGAGTTTATGCCCAACAACAAGGATCCCTACGGGAATCCACGCAACGCCATATTGGATGTGTTGAACAACAACCACCTGTATGTTTTCCCTGCAGACGGTGGCTTTGGTTCCAAGGCCATTACTGAGGAACAAATCAAGCACAACCCTGCGCTGGCCTTAACGGACATTATGATTTCCGGACGCCCAGCACGGCTAGTGGAGGTGTTCCGCGCAACGCATGATTTCTTTGGGCATATCAAGGAAGGCTTTGGATTCCGCGCAGAGGGAGAGGAAAACGCATTCCAATCCCATGTACGCATGTACTCTCCGGAAGCTGCAAGGGCAATGACCGCTGGAACGCGCGGCCAAAACTCCGTTGTTAACTTTGGCCCATATGCCGAGGCAAACAGAAAGGCTTCCGGCGAGGAAACTAAGTTTGCAGATCAAAAGATTGGTTTAATGCCTGAGTGGGCAACCAACACAAATATTGCGCCAGATGTTCGCAAGAGCTTGCGTACAGCTCCAGATACACCTGAGTTTAAACAGTTCTTTGGCAAGAGCACGATAGTTGATGAGCGCGGTCAGCCAAAGGTCATGTACCACGGCTTGGCTAAAGACACCACGGACTTCACACGCAAGACCGAACGTGGTGCTCCTATCTTCCTGACGGACGATGCAGACTTTGCTGGTCGTTTTGCCAAAGACAGCTTTGATTACGTTGCGCGAGACCCATCCAAGTACCTCACCAAAGAGCAACTGAACGATGGCATCAAGCGGGCAATCAAAGCCATCAAGAAGGATTACGGCAACAGCGCAGATGCTCAAGAAATGATCAAAAGCATTTCGGCTGGTGATCTCAAAAGCGCTACGCCGGATGCCAAAGAGTACCTGCGTTCTGAGTTTAAAGACATGCTGCCTACTGGGCCGCATATCATGCCTCTGTATGTCCGCGCAGAACGACCCTTTGATTACTCCAACCCAGCGCACATTAAGCGCGTTTTGGCTGAGTTAACCGAT